TAGAGGCTAATAATCTTGCAGTGCATAGATCAGTAGCAGCAGCTAGGGAGCGTAACCTACTCGTAGATGAGTCTGTTGAGTTCTTAGGTTTAACCCCTGCACAGGCAGAGGCTGGGTCTAGTAACTGGTTCAATAAACGTGTACTGAGTTCAAGGGTGTCATCTGCTAAGGCTGACGCACGTAAGGCACAGATCGTAGAATCATACGGTGGTGCTACTGATCAGATAGAAGCTGATGCTATAGTTAGTACACATGATGCTGCTAACGGGACTACTACACCAAGTACTGTAATTAGTCCAGAAGACACTCAGATTGCGGCTGATGAAGGATCAAAGACTAATGCAGCAGGTGAGCATATAGCGTACTATGCAACAACTTCAGAGCAGGCTCGGGGGTTAGTTACAGGCGGTATAGGACATCTGATGACAGAGGAAGAGAGTGCACTTTATCCAGAAGGGACTGTAATACCTGATGATGTAGTACAAGACTGGTATGATGTAGACTTACAAGAAGCAGTTGATGATGCAGAAACCTTCATTGGTAATAGCGATGTCCCTGAAGAAGTAACCTCAATCATAACTAATATGTCATTTAATATGGGCTTAACTGGATTATCAGAGTTTAGTGGGCTTCAGGCTGCGCTCCGTAGTGGTGACTGGGAGTTAGCTGCTGATGAAATGGAATGGGTTGATCCTACTACAAAGACTAAACATACCGACTGGTATAATCAAGTAGGGGATCGTGCGCCTAGACTTATAGAACGTATGAGAAATGTAACTGACTAGGAGGCTATATGCCCGGTATTTTAGATATTAATGAACAAGAAGTACCGGAAGCAATAGCACCGACTAGGCGGCCCATGGTTCCTTCTGAATTCTTACCTAAACCTGAGAAGGAGGAACTAGGGTTCACTGATGTAATTGGTGAATCTGTTCTTTATAATAACCCTGTTGGTGCTGCTATGAGAGCAGTTGCTGAGCAGTCATATGAGTTCCCTATTGATAGGGAGTACAACTACTATGACCACCAACAGGAACTACAGAAAGATACACCCTCTGACTACTGGCATGAAGTTGCTGGTGCTCAGAGCTATCGTGAAGCTATCCACATTAAAGACAGGATAGCCAAAGAACTAGAATCAAATCAAAGGGTTGGAGAAGCAGGAGGGGGCGGTATTGCTGCTGTACTTACTGCAAGTGTATTCTCCCCTGAGATATTCTTACCTATGGGATTGGCCAGTAAAGGTACACGATTAGCTACAATGCTTAAGGCAGGTGCTGTAACTGCTGCTGGTGCAGCGGCTGTAGAATCTACTCTTGTTGCTGGTACTTATACTAAGGGCGCAGAGGATATTCTGTATGCTGCTTCATTCGGCTTTGCTATTGGTGGTGCTATGGGTGCTGCATTCCACAAGGGCGCTAAGGCTGCTCCTGACGAGATCGGTGGTTCATGGAAGTCATTAGAAGATGATATGGCATCTGCCTCTAGGGGATTCAGAGCACAACTAGATGAAGATATGGTGCCTAACGCTCATGCTGCCAATGGATCAGATGATGCAGGTGCAATGCGTAACCGTAGTGTAGATCACCAGATAGTAGACACCTCAGGTACAGAGGATGACATCATTGATGCATCTAATGAGATAATGGAGAGTAAGGGGATTAAGGAACAGCTAGAAAGTAGTAGAACTAATAAGGCTGCTAGAATGGCATCCAAATACTTAGCCTCTGACTTTACTCAGTTAATCAATCATCCATCTAATGTAGTTAAGAAGATAGCATACGATTTGTTAGAGGGTGGTACTGGTGCCGTTAAGGGCCAAGGTAAGACTGCTTCTCAATTCAAAGATGTATATGAACGTAGGTTACTATCTAAGGGACTACGTCCTCTGAATGAACAGTACTCTATATGGGCTAAAGATAATAACATCTCATTATATACTCGTGAGTATCACACTAAGGGGTACGACAGGTTCTATACAGACGTACGTAATGTACTAGAAGCTAGAACCGTAGGTAAGATGGAAGGTGACTTGCATCCTGCTGTACGTGAAGCTGCTGACCGCTGGGACGAGATGATGGAACATGCATTAGATATTGGCCAACAGGCTGGTGTTGATTCATTCCAGAATATAGCTAAGCGTAAAGGGTATGTACCTCTGCATTGGAATGGCCAGAAGATAATGAAGATTGATGCCCAAGGTGGGGCAGGTACTGCTAAGAAGTTAATCACTAAAGGTTATCAGTCTCTTGGTATAGACGAAGATATGGCTCAGAAGATCGCTGCTGCTGTTGTTAAACGTGCACAGGATAAGAGGGCTGGTGTTGATGCTAATATAGCAGGGCTACTAGATAAGAACCAACGTGGACAATTAACTGAACAACTACAGCGTATGGGTCTAAGCGATGCCGAGGTTAGTTCATTTACTAAGCGACTTGATGCTAGGGAACTAAAGGAAGGGCCGGGATTTACTAAGTCTAAGACTAAGATAGATTTAACCCTTAACCATAATGGGGTTAATATGATTGACCTCGTTGATAATGACTTGAATACTATTGCATCTACATACGCACGTAGCGTAGCTGGTAGAGCTGCATTGGCTAAGAAAGGTATCACTAATGATGGGCAGTGGAGAGCACTTAAGAGCGCGGCACTGAAGGATAATGCTAGAATAAAAGCAATGGGGGAAACTGGGGATGATAACTTAGTTGAACACTTAGATGACATCAAGAGTTACTTTGATGCTGCTCCTGTTGCTGGTGGTGTAACTCCGGGAACCCGTAGGGTACAGCAAGCTACAATGCTATCTGCCTTAGGTATGGTAGGTTTAGCTCAGTTAGCTGAGTTAGGTACAGTAGTAGGGAGACTTGGATTAAAGTCTGCTGCTAAATCTATGCCTGATGTAAGTGAGATGTTCACCTTAGCTAGTAAGGTACGTACAGGTAAGAACCCAATCATTGATGAACTACGCCCACTGCTAGGAGACTTTGATTATGATCACCTTCTGTACCGTCCTGATATTATACTAGATGATAAGATAACCTCTGCTATTGATGCTACCTCATGGGGAGCTAAGTTAGATAAGGGATTAGGTAAAGCTAGTACCGCCTTAGGTTATGCCTCAGGGATGAATACAGTACGTCACATTGAGCATCAGTTAGCAGCTAAGATGATTGTTAATAAGTTCGCTGATCTAGCTGTTAATCCTGATAAGATTGCTAAGTCATTAGTACGTATGGAGGATATAGGAGTAGATGGAACTGAGTTAGATAAGATAGTCCGGGCAGTTTCACGACATGCTGAATTTGAAGGGTCTACCCTTAAGAAGCTGAATCTTGATAAGTGGAATCCTAATGTAGCTGAGACCTTTGCATTCGCAATAAATAAGCATACAGCTCAAGTAGTACAACGTCAACTGTCAGGGGAAACCTCTAGTTGGATGCATAAGTCTATCGGTTCATTATTGACCCAGTTCAGACACTTCCCTATTGTTGCATATGAAAAGCAGCTACTACGGAATGTAAGAATACATGACCAAGCACTCTTTACTACTTTACTGTATGGCTTTGGTGTATCCTATGGTATCCAAGCTATTAAGGCTGGGTTAGCTGGTGATGATGTAACGTCACCTGATACGTTCAAACGTAGTGTTAACTATATGGCTATGGCTACATTAGCACCTGATATATTAACTATTGCTGCTGAGCTTAAGCTTGCACCTGAATCATTTAACTTCCACAAGGCCGGTAACACTGGGGCACGTCAAGACGAGTTTGACATCGCTGACTTCGTACCTGCTGCTGGATATGTTAACAAGGCTGCTAAGTCAATCGGGACAGTTGGTAAAGCTATTCAAGGAGACTACACTAAATCAGATGTAAAGACTACAGTAGGCGCATTACCTTTGAGTAACACATTAGCCGTAAAGATGATCTTAGAGGCAATGGCAGAATAAATAACAGGGGGCTTATGCCCTCTCCACGGAGTAAGCATGAGCTTTTCTATTAATACAGTCACCTCTGATGGTGTTGAAACACAGTTCCCAGTTAGTTTTACTAATGGGATATACGACAGAAATAATGTAAAGGTCTACGTTCAGGATGATGTAGACGGTACAGGTACTCCATTAGAGCGTTCATTCACTTGGATTAACGATGGTATTATTGAGCTTGATGTAGCTGCACCTGCTGGTGCAACTGTTACACTAAAACGTGTAATGAATAAGAATGAACCTGATGTTAATTATGTAAATGGTGCTATTCTAGATGAATCAAATCTGAATCAGTCACTAGATCAATTACTAGCGATTCAACATGAGATTCTAGATGGTTCCGGTATTGCGGCATTCAATCAAGATGTAGATATGAATGGTTACAGACTTACGAATGTAGGTCAGGGTACACAGGATAACGACGTAGGCACTGTTGGGCAGATTAAAGATTTTGAAGAGTCTGCAAGTGCATCTGCTGCTGCTGCTGCTTCCAGTGCTGCTTCATCTGCTTCATCTGCTTTCCTTTCTCAGGGGGCTTACAATGACTTCGCCGCTAACTATGCAGGGTCTGGTGATACTCTTCCTGTCACAGCTACAGACGGACAACGGTTCCACTACACAGGTGCTACGTTTGAAGTAGGTGAGTACCTATGGTTAGACGGGAACATTGACCCCGTCACTTCCACTGGTTGGAGGGAGGTCAGTGGCGTAGGGCCACAAGGCCTACAAGGCCCTACAGGCGCTGAAGGTATCCAAGGCCCCATAGGTGTACAAGGTGACCAAGGGATTCAAGGTCAGACTGGTATTCAAGGAGAGACAGGTCTACAAGGTATCCAAGGGATTCAAGGGGAGGACGGTAACACAGGCCCTCAGGGTACACAAGGGATACAAGGTATCACCGGTGCTACAGGCGATGCTGGAACGTCTTTCACTGTAGATGAGGTTGGCCTCTTCGCTGGACGTACAGCCTTTGATGCTGCTGCTGATGGGTTCTCCTACTTAGCTACAGACCATGTTAACGCTATTGGTACAGGTAGTTTGTTTGTTAAACAATCAGCCACTAATGCAGACTGGTCAACAGCCATACCGTTCGGTGTTGGCCCTGAAGGTGCCCAAGGTATCCAAGGAATCACAGGGACGCAAGGCCCTCAAGGTGAGGACGGCATACAAGGCGACCAAGGTATCCAAGGGCCTACAGGAAACCAAGGCCCACAAGGGGAGGATGGTATCCAAGGCCCTGTGGGTGATGTAGGCCCAGACGGAGCTACAGGCCCACAAGGCGCCCAAGGCCCCGCTGGTGATCAAGGCGCTACAGGTGCTACTGGCTCTACTGGCCCTACAGGTTCACAAGGTATTCGGGGCTCCCGTTCATACTATACATCAGGGCAGACTTCTTGGACAACAACAACTGCTCTTACTGAGATAGGAGAGAGCGCTCTAGAGAATGATGTATCAGTACAGTATGATACAGCTACAGGGTTCTCAGAGACAAGGTCTTATTCAGGCACAGCCCCAGAGACTAGCGCAGCTAACTGGGATGTAGTTGATCAGACTGTTAACTCTACCCCCATCATCGTAGGAGGAGTGGCTACATCTTTCGAGATAACTAACTCAGACAGTCTTCTGTTTGGAGAGTCAGCAGGGGAGACTGCGGTAGGCGTTGATGTTGTAGCGGTAGGAGTTCGTGCAGGAAACACCAGACTAGGAGACAGGAGCGTTGCTATTGGCCTAGAGGCTGCTGAGACAAACACTGTTGCAAACACTAACAGAGTATCTATAGGACACCGGGCAGGAAGGACTAATCAGGCTGGTGGTGCTGTGGCAATAGGGACTAGTGCAGGGGCAACCTCACAAGGATTGAGTACTGTAGCTATCGGAAGCGAGGCTGGGTCTACGAGCCAAGGGAGAGACTCCGTAGCTATCGGGAACAGTGCTGGGAAAACTTCTCAGGGGACTGAGTCTGTAGCTATCGGGAACCGCGCATCAGAAACTTCTCAGGGGGACGAGTGTGTGGCAGTAGGGGAACAGTCCTCTACAGCAGATCCGCGATCCGTTTCAATAGGTAAGCTCGCTACCTGCGGTGGGAGCAACGCCGTTTCAATTGGTGCATACTCTGATGCCATCTCAGGATTCAGCGTCTCTATAGGAGATAGTGCAGGGGTTAACAGTACAGGAGGCGTCTTCGCACTTAACCAAACGTGCTTAGGCTCTAACTCAGCCTGTACAGGTGGCTACCAAGTACAGCTTGGAGATTCAGCTACTACTACTTATGCTTATGGCTCAGTACAAAACCGCTCTGACTCTAGAGACAAAGCTGATGTCACAGGTACAGAGTTAGGTCTGGACTTTATCAACGCACTAACCCCTGTTCAGTTTAAGTGGGACTACCGCGAAGATTACAGAACAGGCGAAGGTCAAGCGCTGTCTGATGTCACTAAAGATGGCAGTAAGAAACGCACACGACAGCACCAAGGCTTCATCGCTCAGGAAGTTAAGCAAGTTATGGATGCGCAAGGCGTAGACTTCGCTGGCTATCAAGACCATTCTATCGCAGGAGGGGCAGATGTTAAGTCCCTCGGTTACGAAGAGTTCATCGCGCCTATGGTCAAGGCTATACAAGAGTTAACCGCAAGACTGGAGGCGTTAGAGAATGCTTAAGATATTTTCAGTAGTAACTTTACTTACCCTAGCAGGGTGCGCAAACGTGTCTCCTTATGGAGGCTTCAGCTACCATGATACGTCCTTAGACAGGCCAGAGATTGATCTGTGCCCTGTGCTAGGCTTTGTAGGAGCTGAGTACAAGGGAGATAATTGGGGAGATGTGAGCCTGTTTGGTGAGCACACTTCAGGCATCTGCACGACAGAGGCAGGTGCTGGTCTTAACCAAGTCGGCATCATTTTTAGGAAGTAGTTGGAGATTGAGGCTGAAATAGCTAAGACACATAATGAACAGGAGTAGAGAAGCAACATGATTAACTCACTACAGGATATAGCTGTACCTGTGGCAATATCCCTTACTATCGCAGCAGGGGGTATGACGGTCAGTAACTCTAGAGACGTGGCTGTGCTACAGACAGAAACTACTAGTATGCTAGAAATACAACGTGAGATGAATAAAGACGTTAAAAATATCAGTAGACTTGTCTATCATATAGACGCTAAATTGGAGGATCTTCCACATGAGTAGAGGTTCAGAGACTGACATAGGTGTAATGCATGGAAGGCTTACACAATATTATAATAAACGTTTAGAGACTGAATTAGCAGATGATGTAGATGAACTAGCAATAGGCATCTCACCTGCTGAGTTAACCGCTATGAATAACTTCATTAAGCAGAACGGAGTAACTTGTATTGCAGAAGAAGATGCAGGTATGTCTGAGCTTAAGGATAGATTAGCTAATAAACGAAAGCATGGTAAAGCTAAATTAAAAGCAGTTACATCAATAACAGGATAGTATTATGGCAGGTAAAGAGAGTGCTGAGTTAGCACTAAAACGATGGACAGAGTTAGAGGCACTACAGGAGCATTATGTAGAGTTCAGTGACTTTCTTTACGATGGTATAGTTGAGTTAATGGGATTCAACTGTACAGCCTTACAATTGGATATAGCTGATTTCATGCAGCATCATCCTAATCCTTATAAACAAGTACAGGCACAACGTAGTCAAGCTAAAACAACCATTGCGGCATTCTTTGCTGTATGGCGAATGATCCATGACCCCTCATTCAGGGTACTTATATTCTCTGCTGCCTCAGGTATGTCAAGTGAGATAAGTGGTTGGATCGTACAAATTATAATGGGATGGGACATACTTGAGTGCATGCGTCCTGATAGACAGGCTGGTGACAGAGCCAGTACAGAGAACTTTGATATACACCACTCTCTTAAAGGGCCAGAGAAGTCGCCCTCAGTTGCATGTCTAGGTGTTGAATCTAGTATGCAGGGTAGACGTGCTGACTTGGTTATTGCAGATGACGTTGAGTCTGCTAAGAATTCAAGGACACAAATACAACGTGATAAGCTACTAGGCTTCACACGAGATTTTAGTTCTATCTGTCAACAGGGTGAGATCCTGTACTTAGGTACACCTCAGTCTGGTGACAGTATATATAATACATTACCGGGACGTTCCTATACGGTGCGTATCTGGCCGGGTCGTTACCCTACACCTGAAGAGTTACCGGGTTACGGTGGTATGCTTGCTCCGTTTATATTGGACACGTTAACTACTGACCCTACTCTACAAACAGGAGGTGGCCCTGCTCATGACAGAGGTAAGCCTACTGACCCTGAGTTACTAGGTGAGGAAGCACTTGTATCTAAAGAGATAGACCAAGGGTCAGCTTACTTTCAACTACAGCATATGCTATGTACAGAGTTAAGCGATAAGCTAAGGTTCCCACTTAAGATAAAGAACTGTATGCTCTTTCCATTGGATCAAGAACATGCACCGGGTAAACTGATATGGCAACCTATACCTGAGAACAATGCAGGGAGAATGCCACAGAGTCCAGTCAATGAAGACTTCTTTAGAGCTGCACTTGCATCTGATGAATTATTTAAATACACTCACAAGATCATGTATGTCGATCCTGCTGGTGGTGGACAGGGTGTGAGTAATGGTACTCTAGATGAAACAGCATACTGTGTACTTTATTACTGCAACGGTTATATATTCGTAATGGATATAGGTGCCTTACCGGGTGGCTACGATGAGTCGGTGTTCTCTGAGTTAAGTGCAGTATATAATAAGTGGGGAGTTAAACAGGCTTATGTAGAGAAGAACTATGGTTCAGGTGCCTTAGCAGCGATGTGGAAGCAGACTGACCCTAATGTATCTATAGAGGATGACCATGTAGTGGGTCAGAAAGAACTACGTATATGCGACACTCTAGAGCCTCTTATGGCTAAGCACAGGATTATCTTTAATGATAACCTACCTGAGTTAGATATAAAACTCTCTAAGAAGTACCCTACTGAGAAACGTGCAGTATACCAGATGTTCTTCCAGTTGCAGAAGATAACTAGAGATCGTGACGCTTTAATACATGACGATAGACTTGATGCATTAGCTGGTGGTGCTAAGGTATTAATGGACTTAATG